CGACAACGTCAAGCTGCTGAGACAGACTTCAGAAAACAATTGGGCCAGTGCGTTGGAACAGAGATGAGAATCGAAACCATATGGCCTTCGATGCTTGTGAATGGACAATTTTCCAAGTATCTTGGAGCTACAGAATGTTCCATTCTGATAGACTTGGTCAAGAGCGTCGAACCAAAGGTGATGATAGAGTTCGGGTGTAATCTCGGGATCACCGCCAAGCGGATTCTGGAAAATGTTCCAACGTTGGAGAAATACATCGGAATAGATGTTGAGTCAAAATATAAAACAACTTTGAAATGTCAGCGAGAAGAAGTTCCAGATGCAGCTGGATGTTATGCAAATGACTCGCGATTTCATCTTTTAATTTGTCCAACTCAATGTTTGACAGAGAATGATCTGGAGCCTTGTGACGCGGTGTTCATAGACGGTGATCATAGTTTTTATGCAGTAAGGCACGAGAGTCAGATTGCCAGAGATTTGGTCAGACCAGGTGGAATCATAATATGGCATGATTTTCAAAATCCAGCAGTGGAAGTTACTGCGGTATTGACTGGACTTGAAGCAGAGGGCTGGCCGATAGTGGGACTGAAGAATTCTTGGTTGGCTTATATGAGGAGATAAAACTATGCCTATGAAGCCACACAAGGACGAGAGCCAGAGTGATTTCATGGCCAGATGCGTGCCAGAAATGATCGGAACTGGATCTGACAAAAGGCCTCAGGAACAGGCCGTCGCCATCTGCTATGACATTTGGCGGAATAAAGACAAACAGATGCCAGATCCAGGCGATTATGAAGATGACGAGGAAGATGATTTCATATCCGACTGTGTTGATGAGATTGGCAACGAAGACGTTTGTCAGATGCTTTGGGAGGATCGCTCTGTAGCTGCCGCCGGGATCAGGCACAAGACCCATGATGGCAAGGTCAATGGAATGGAGTTTATCTTGTCCGATGAGACGCCGGATCGCATGGATGACATCATCATGAGCGATGGTTGGGATTTCAAGCATTTCAAGAAAAACCCAATAGCTCTGTTTGGACATCGTTCAGATTTTCCGATCGGGAAATGGAACAATATCCGTGTAGAGAATAAGAGTTTGATGGCCAATCTCGAGTTTGCTCCAGAGGGTACAAGCGAGAGAATTGACGAAATCAGGAGGCTGGTTGACGCCGGCATCTTGAAGGCGGTCTCTGTTGGTTTCAAACCAAAGGAGAGTAAGGCAAGAGAGGGCACCGATTGGGGTTCGATTTATATGAAATGCGAACTGGTGGAATGCAGCGTAGTTGCAGTTCCGGCTAATCCGAACGCGCTGGCTGTAGCCAAGAACTTGAAAATTTCACCCGAAACTATAGGCATGATCTTCGCCGGGCAAGGCAAAGAAGATGGTGTCAAGCGTCAAGGGTTTCGCGGCGGGCATGCCAAAAGTAGTCGAAACGGAAAGGGCAGACCCATGTCTAGCCTAGCTCAGCGTATCATAGACCTGGAGACAGCGATCACTTCCAGGCGTGATGAACTCGAGGCTCATCTCGAGAAGATTGACGACAGCAATGTGAGCAATACAGATCTTGAGACTACTACGAGGCTTAATGATGATATTGCTCAAATGGAAAAGACTAGAGAGACCTGGATCAACAGCGAGAGGCTGTTGGCCAGAAGCACTGGACCTGATGGTTCTCGCGCTCTCAGCACTGTGGTTCACAGGCAAGAGACTACACCGGTGGCTCCGGCGGTAATCTCGAACCGAAGGAAGGACAGCATCGATGTGCTGGATCTGTTTATCAAGGCCGGCACCTTGGCTTATTTTGCCAAGTCAGCTGGAAGCACTCTGGAGGCTGCAAGGTCGAAGATCGCTCAGCGTCATCCGGAATATATGGATGAAGCTACCAAAATCGTGGCAGATATCGTGCTTAGAGCGGCGTCGGCTCCGGCTTTGACCACTGTTGCAGGTTGGGCTCAGGAACTTGCGCAGACTACCTACGCGGCTTTGATGCCTTTGCTCATGCCTCAGGCCATTCTTACTCGTTTGGCTCCCAAAGGAATTTCACTCAGCTTTGGAGCTGCTGGCAGGATCGTCATTCCTACTCGCAATCGAACGCCAACTCTTGCTGGATCGTTCGTTGGTGAAGGTTTGGCTATTCCGGTCAGGCAGGGAGCGTTCTCCAGCCAAACGCTTACTCCGAAGAAGATGGCAGTGATCACTACCTGGACCAGGGAAATGGACGAGCATTCCATTCCAGCGATCGAGGGATTGCTCAGAGAGGCTATTCAGCAGGATACCAGCGTGGCAGTTGACACTGTTCTCATCGACGCCAATGCTGCCACTACGGTCAGGCCAGCTGGCCTGTTAAACGGCGTGGGCGTGACGACGGCTACTGCTGGCGGTGGCATCGCCGGTCTTGTAGGTGACATTGTCGGGCTTATCAACGCGATCAGCACTGCCACTTTCGGCAATGTTCGCAACTTGGTTTGGCTCGTCAATCAGACTGACATGCTCAGGGCGTCTCTATTGTCCGCGGCAAATACCGGCATCTTCCCGTTCCGCGATGAAATTCGCGGCGGCACTTTGGCTACCATTCCGTTCATCGCCTCTGCTACAGTTACGGCAAAGACGATGATTTTGGTGGACGCCGCTGATTTTGTGGTTATCGGCGGTGATGCTCCCAGGATGGAGATGTCTGATCAGGCTACTCTTCACATGGAAGATACCAGTCCACAGGAACTCGTTGCGGCTCCGTCTCCGGGCACGGTCGCTGTTCCTCAGCGCTCGCTGTTCCAGACTGATTCGCTGGCTCTGAGGATGGTACTGCCTTTGAACTGGGTGCAGCGCCGGGCTGGTACCGTCGCTTGGACTCAAAACGTAACTTGGTAAGGAGACAAACATGACCAAATATGCAGATGATCCATCAACCGAGAATGCCAAGAAGGCGCTAGAGGCTGATCGCAAGATTTCCGAAAAGTCGAAAGCAGAGTTTGCTGATCGTTCCAAAGGCAAACCTACTCCGACTCAGGAGGAAAATGACATGTCAGCTCTTGGCGCTCACATTCTTGAACATGAGGCTGATGGAAGTGATCCTGATCCTTATATCGGCAAAAACCTGGAGGCTACTGCTCCGAGAGCATATCAGACCAAGGCGTCGACTCCAAAATCGAGTTAATTGAATGCGTTCGTTGATCGCAAACACCTTAAGATCTGTTCTTAAGGCAGTCGAGGGCAGCTATCGTCCTGGGCCATATTATTTGCCAATTACAGGAGGTTGGCTTCCACAAGGTGCCGCGATCAATTGGTGGCAAGAAGGCTACAACCCTCTTTACGCTTCAACGTGTTCTGCCATGGTGGAGGCTTGCGTGTCTGCATACGCGCAAACGGTCGCCATGTGCCCGGGGGACCATTGGCGACTGAACTCCAAGGGCGGGCGAGACAGAGTGAAGAATTCTGCTCTCGCCCGCATCTTGAGGCATCCTAATGCTTATCAATCCATCAGCGATTTTATGCTGAATATCGTTAGATCGCTTTACTTAACTGGTAACGCTTACGCGTTGGCTTTGAGAAACGACCGCTATGAGATTTCCGAACTTCACCCGATGAACCCAGACATATCGTATCCACGCTTGGCAGTCAACGGAGAGATATTTTATTGGCTAGGTGGCAATGATGTCATGGCCAAAATGTTGAACGAGGAATATCTTGTTGTTCCCATGAGGGATGTACTTCACATCAGACTCCATGTGGAAAAGAAACGTTATCCAACTCCGCTGGTAGGAGAATCCCCGATCATTTCGGCTTATGGTGACATAGGAGTGTCAGAAGCCATAGCCAGACAACAAACTCAGTTCTACATGAACGAGGCCAGGCCATCGGCGGTTTTATCTACAGATTTGGTCTTGGACAAGGATCAGGTTCAGGCGCTTCGCGATCGTTGGAATGATCAATCAAAGGGTTTGGCTCAAGGTGGCACTCCGATATTGACCGCTGGTCTTAAGGTTCAACCTTGGGCATTCGGAGGTAAGGACGCTGGCACTGCAGAAATGCTCAAGCTTTCCAACGAACACATCGCGTTGGCGTTCAGGATACCGTTGCAAATTTTAGGTTTGGGCGGTACGACGTACTCCTCCACGGAATTGTTGATGCAAAGCTGGATCGCCATGGGTCTGGGCTTTTGCCTCAATCACGTGGAGGAGGCGTTCGGCGTTTTGTTTCAGCTTAAAGGTCAGCCGGATGAATATGTTGAGTTTGATACTGCCTCTCTGTTGAGGTCAGCTTTCAAGGAAAGAATTGAAGGTTTAGCCAGAGGTGTTCAAGGTGGCATTTACGCTCCCAACGAGGCCAGAAATCTGGAGGGTCTCGAGGCCGTACCATTTGGAGATGAACCTAGAGTTCAACAGCAAGTTGTTCCATTAAGTGCTGCCGAAAAAATACCGGCGCCACCACCGGCTCCTCCAGCGGCTGGACCAGCGGATAAACCAATACCCAAGCCACCTCCTGAGAAAGATAATCATGATGACATCCAACGGGAAGTCAGAAACCTTCTTAGGCTCACCGAGTCCATTGGACAAAGGCGAAGAAATTCTGCTTGACGCGTGGCGGGTTGCTCTCGCGGAGACGCTCGACAAACAACAGATGGAGTGGGAGCGTCATTGTAAGTTGATGGAAGCTCAGTCATCTGCGATCATCTCCAGGTTGGAGGCTCAGGTTGCCACGCTCAATGAGCGGATCAATTTCAGATTGGCAGAGCTTAAAGATGGAAAGGATGGTGAGCCTGGTTCGGCTGGTCCTCCGGGAGCAATTGGGCCGGCCGGTCCCGCAGGTGAGTCAGGACCAAAAGGTGATACAGGGTTAAAGGGTGACGCGGGTGATCCAGGCGAGCACGGTAAGCAAGGTGAACAAGGCTTGCGTGGTGAGGCTGGTATCAACGGCGATCCTGGTGAAAAGGGTGATCCAGGCGAGAAGGGTGACGTTGGACCAATTGGCGATCGTGGTCCCGAAGGGTCTTCAGGGGAGCGGGGCGAGAAAGGTGATCCTGGTCCTCAGGGTGAATGTGGTCAACGAGGCGAAAAGGGTATTGGAGGAAAAGATGGTGAAAAAGGTGAAAAAGGTGAAAAAGGCGAGAAAGGCGATCGTGGCAGTCAAGGTGAAAGAGGCGAAAAAGGTGACCAAGGCCAAATTGGCAAAGACGGTGAATCAGGGAAGGATGGGTCGCCGGGGTTCTTGAGGGAAGTCAGACAATTTATCTCGGGCGGTGTCAACTATCGCAGTGATCTTGTAATTCACAATGGCAGCACTTATCAGGCTAGATGCGATACGGCTCAAGCTCCTCCTCACGAGGATTGGGCTTGCATTGCTTCGGCTGGAAAAAATGCTGTAGTACCCATGATCAAAGGCACGTGGAAGGATGACGCTGTCTATAATTTCTTGAACATGGTGGCGCTTAATGGCTCCAGTTTCATCGCCAAGTGCGATGATCCTGGACCTTGTCCCGGAGATGGCTGGCAGTTGATTGCCAGTGCTGGCAAGCCTGGCAGACCAGGTCAGAAGGGTGATCATGGAGAACGGGGATTATCAGGCATAACCACTGTGGTGACGATGGCATTCAAGGGCTGGCGAATAGATCGAGAGAATTACACTATCATTCCGATTTTGGATGATGGATCTGAAGGAGCAGCTTTGCATCTTCGAGCTTTGTTTGAGCAATACGACGGAGAGCGTTGATGGCAGATCGCGTCATAAATGTGCTTACTCCCGCCACAGTTTTTGATTTGATTTCCTTGGCTGAAATGAAAATCCTGATTGGAATTCCGCCAACTGATACCACTCAGGATGCGGTGTTGCAGGAGTACATAACCCAATATTCTGACGTGGTTTCCACGGTATGTAACAGAGTGTTCGCCTACGAAAAAGTCAGTGAGACTTGGCAATGTGTCATCAATGACGATTGGAATTCTATGAAGCGATTGTTCGTGAGTCACTATCCCATTGACTCAACTGCGACATTAACAGTTGAGAGCCCTACCGGCAGCACGCTTGACCCGTCGACTTACGTCGTGGAAAATAAGTCGGGAAAGATCGAACTTCTGGGCACGAGTTCTGAACCTATCAAGGTGACTTATTCCGGAGGCTATGTAGTGCCCACTGCTACGCCTCCAGCATTGAAACAAGCCACGGCATTGATGGTGAGAGAAGGTCAGGCCCTAATGAACAGATTGGCAGTGATTGGAATACGGAGCATTTCTCACAAGGATAGCAGGGTGATGTATTTCGACGCTACTCAACAGGGCAAGGGATTGTCAGTGCAGGGGATCATAGGAGGAGCTGTCAACAGCCTGCTTATGCATTACGTGAGGCTAGAGGTCTGATGTTGGATGTATCTGTGGAAGCGAGCGGATTGATCGAGAAGTTTGGCTCGATGATCAAGAAGCTTGGAGAATTTCCCAAGCACATGGGAGATGAGCTGACCGATTGGCAAGTTCAAGACATGCATCGCCATTATCCGAATACAGAGACGCCGGATGAAAATACCGTAGAAACGGATATTTGGCCAACTTCGAGGACGACAGATCTGCGGAATAAAAAGAAGGTTAAAAAAATCATGATAGCTCGCAAGCGACAGATCGGCAGAAAGATTATTAGCGGAAAAACCGGGATTTTGGTCAGATCCAAAATTCAAAGACCAATCCTGAGACTTGTTCTTTATGAGAAATTGGTCAAAAGAATGGATGACTTGATGACGGAGCAACTGACATGGCAGTGAATTTTTCAACATTGGTCTACATGCCAAATCAGGATGTGTTTGGTCGTCCGGTGACTTTCACGTCAACATTGGGCAATTCATATTCTGGAACGAACAGGGGCATATATGACAGTCGCACATTGAACGTGCTGCTCGAGGATGGCAGCATAATGTCGGATCAGGACACTATCCTGGATATCAGAGCGAGCGAGTTCAGCGTGCTTCCGGTTCAGGGTGACATTATAAACATTCCTCCTGAACCAATATCTGGATTGCCTGAACTTGGATCATTCACGATTACTGATGTGTATCACAATGGTGGCGGCGAGATAACGTTAACATTGAAGAAATTCATATGATCACTGAGACTCATAGCTCGGCGCTTGATATTCGAGACGCCATGTATAACGTGGTGACTGCAGATCCATTTTTTCGTGGTTACACGTTTCGCAAAACAAAGATGTATCCGGTTCAATCTGATCTAATTCCATATCTTGGCGTGTATGTCGTCGACGAAGTTATGGTTCCAGATGGAGACGCGAACGCCGGATGTATCAGATTCAACCATACGGCTCGAGTTGGATTTTCCGTAATTCAGAGTGGCAGCGATCCAGTCGCATTGGAAGTATGCATAGATTCAGCCTACTTGAAACTTATGACCCTGCTTTGGACTGACATCAAACTGATGAATGCGCTGGTCAACAACAATCCAGAAGGCGTTGGCATTGAGAGCGTGATCAGGGGATCAAGACGTCATGTCTTTGGATCAACCGGTTTGAACAATGAAACTCCGTTCGCAGAGCTTCAGTATGAGGTCAATTGTTTTAGCAGAAGTGAATGGTATCCAGATATCACCGATATGCTGGATGAGATTGACGTTACTACCGGCGTCAAGGCTGGAGATACTCAGACCGAAATGAATCAGCGCCAGCAGGTTAGTGTCAAATACATGATGCAGGTGCTCAGAGAAGCGAGGAGAAGTTAAGTTATGGTGAAGATAAATCCAAGAATCGTAATGAAAGGGCGATCTGACATGCCGAAATCATCATCTGTCCCTGGCGTTCGCGTCGAGCCTGCTGATGGTGAAGGTTTCACCGCAGCTGACATGCGAAAGTTGCTCAGACATCCCACGGCCGGTGGCTTTCGCGCCGAGGGTGACATCGAGTGGCCCAATGATACATTCACTTTTAGGCGATTGAAAGATGGATCGATCAAGTTGTCTGAGCAAAAGCAGTCTGATGAAAAATCTTGAAAGATTGAAGAGGAGATAGACCGATGCCAATCAGTTTTTCCAACATTCCTTCGAATATCAAGGTGCCACTCTATTGGGTCGAAGTTGATCCGAGCAGGGCTGGTCTTTCCAGCATCAACCTGATTGGCCTGATGGTTGGCGTTAAGATTGCAGCTGGAACTGCGGCTGCTGATACTCCGATTCCGATCGGGAGTCAGGCTCAGGCCGATGCTGCCTTTGGTGCAGGTTCCGAGTTGTCGAGAATGTTTCAGGCATACTATGCCAATAATTTCGCCAATGAAGTTTGGGGCTTACCGGTGGCCGAGCCAACTGGTGGCAGTGCCGCGACTGGTACTATTACCATCACTGCTGCCCCGACTGCGGCCGGGACCATCAGCCTCTACATCGCTGGCTCTCCGATTCCAGTTAATGTCATGACTACGGATACGCCAACCACGATCGCGGCTGCGATTGCATCTGCTATTACCAACTACTATTTGATCAACAATGTTGATGCGCTGCCAGTGACTGCGACGGCTGCGGTTGGGGTTGTGACGCTGACTTCCAAGTTCAAGGGCGTTAATGGCAACGAGATTTCGGTCCAACTGAACTATTACGGGTCGATCGGTTCGGAGGTGACGCCGATCGGTCTTGGTATTACGTTGCCGGCAACTGGCTTCTTGACTGGTGGCGTCGGTGTGCCAGTGTTCACGAACGCAATCAGTAACATTCAGAAGCAGAATTTTGAATATGTCGCGATGCCATACACTGACAGCAATTCGTTGGTCGCGTGGGAGCAAGAATATGGCTTCACTGATACTGGTCGTTGGGGATGGGAGCGCCAGCAGTTTGGTCACGTTTTCAATGCCAAGCGTGGCACTTATGCCACTCTTCTGACGTTCGGTGCTACCAACAATAGCGGAGTGATGTCGATCATGTCATTCGAGCTATCGACGGCATCACCAATGTTTGAATGTGCGGCGGCTTATGCGGCCAAGGCGCAACGCGCTTTGATTAATGATCCGGCGAGACCGCTGCAATCGTTATCGCTGAACCAGATCAAGGTTTGTGCGCTTATCGATAGGATGAATTTTCCGGAGTTGAACGCGCTGGCAGACAATGGCTTGGCGATCCAAGAAGTCGGAACTGACAATCAGCCGATGATTCTGCGTGAACAAACTACTTATCAGCTCAATCTTTATGGCGCGGCAGATGATGCCTATGAACTAGTGACCACGCTTGCCACGTTGGCTAAATTGCTTCGTAATCAGAAGTACGCCATCACCAGCAAATTCCCGAGGCACAAGCTGGCCGACGATGGTACCAAGTTCGGGCCAGGTCAGGCTATCGTGACGCCAGGTATTATCAAGGCCGAGCTGGTTAATGAATATCAGATGGATATGTGGAACGGCCTGGTTGAGAACCTCAGAGCGTTCAAGCAGAACTTGATCGTAGAGCGCGATCCTAACGATCCTAATCGTGTCAATGTGCTCTATCCGCCTGACCTGATCAACCAGCTCCGCATCTTTGCCGTGCTGGCTCAATTCCGGCTTCAGTATGATAGAGGTATCGACACGGCAATCATCGGTCAGGCACCTGGCCCGTTCCAAGCTTCATCTGGCAACCCATAACAGAGGAGAATTAACTCATGGCACAACGTTTTGCTGGAATCGCCTTTTTAACCGTGGACGGCACGCAGCTCGCCTTACGCGGTAATTTTACTGTAAGTCCAAGCTCGGTCGAGCGAACCATGATTGCAGGTCAGGATGGCGTTCACGGCTATCAAGAACTGCCTCGGGTGCCGTACATCGAAGGTGATTTGTCCACTATTCCAGGTCTTTTGCTCGAGGACCTTGAGACCGAGACTGACGTGACTGTAGTGGCTCAGTTGGCTAATGGCATGCAGTACACATTGACTGGCGGAACTTGCAAATGTGGCTTCGAGAACAATACTCGAGACGGCCAGGTCAGGGTCAGGTGGGAAGGTCTCGCCTGTCAGGAACTATCTATCGTGTGAGGTGAACTATGACGGAACAATTGGAGAAGGGAAACGGCGGCGCACGAATCAAAGAGGGTTTTATTCCTGAAACGCCGCCGCTTGAGCCACCGCTTTCTGCGACGCCTCAGACGCCGTTGCCATCTCAAATAAAGTCGGAGGCTCCAAAGTTAGAACCTCCGATCAGCGAGGTTGATAAAATTCGAAAAGAAATTTCCGAAAACGCAGAAAGTTGGCCAATCACTGTTCAACTTTTGTATCGTTCCATCAACAATGGCCAAGGTGAGACAGTAAATTCTTTGACTTTCCGCGAACCCAGAGCCAGCGAAATCAACAGGATTGGCAATCCTACGCGGATGTTGTGGGATGGAGAGATCATCATCGAAGAGCGCAAGATGACTTACATCATGGGCGCGCTCTGCGGCATCCTTCCGCCTTTGCTGGAGGCGATGGACCCTCGCGACTGGAACAGTTGCGCCTTGAGGCTTCGCAAATTTTTTTTACCCGATCTGCGGGGGTGGTGACTACCGTCATAGATGATGGAATGATCCTGGATTGTTATCGGCTGGCTGCTCATTATAAACTCGACCCTCGCATCTTCCTCGAAATGCCAATCAGCGAAGTGCAACTTCATCTCGCCAGAACAGCTCAATTAGAACGAATGAGAGCCGCGGAGTCTGGAGAATAAATGGCTGTAGAAGATCAAGAACTTCGTCTTAAGGTCGTACTGGACGATCAGGCTTCTGCTGGCTTGGCTAGGCTCAAAGGTAGCGTCACCGAATTGACTTCTGGTCAAGCCGCCGCCAGCATGGAGAAGTTCAAGCGAGGTCAGGCCGAGATAGGTGAAGGCATCAAGAAGCTGACAGAGCTGGCTACCGGCGGCGAGCGGGCCATGCTTGGCTTCATTGGCAGGTTCGGCGCGTTAGGTGTCGCTGCCGCAGGTTTGGGCACCGTGTTGACTTCAACGGCGCTGAAGCTGGCTGATCTAGCTGATAAAGCAAAATTGAGCGGTCTTGATCCAGCTCGTATGAAAGGATTCGTCGATCAGCTCGAGAAGGCCGGCGTGGCTAGCGACGTGGCTAGCGAAAGTGCGACTCGTTTCGCAGGAGCTTTGGCCGATCTGTCGCGGTTTGGAAGTCAGCGGTATCAAGCTCTGCTCAACATGGCAGGCACTCACAAGGCTGAAATGATCGCTGGCATTCGCGAAGTTGAAAGAGCCGCCACGATAGAGGAGAAGTTCAATAAGGCCAGAGAGCTTGCAGATAACGTAGCAAGATATCGTCACGACGAAGATATTAGGCGGGGCAAGGATGAGACTGTTGCGGCAGCAGATGCAGCAAAGGCACGGATCGAGTTCTACCAAAAACTGACCGACATGGATCCAAGCACTTTGTTGCTTCGGAACATGGAAAATCTGACTGACGCCGAGAAGAAACGCAATGAGGCATTGTTGGATAACGCTCGCAAGATCAAGACATCGCTAGATGAATTAAAAAAATCAACCGAGCTAGTTGGCGAGTCGTTGATAAAGGCATTTGGGCCAGACCTCGCTAGAACGCTAAAACAGGACGCCGAGGACCTTGAGTGGATAGTCAAGTCGGTCGAAAAACTGAAAGGTTTCTTCACTGACAAACCTGCCACTGGTCCCAATGCACCGCCCGGCACTTTCGGTGATTTAATACCCAAGCTCTTTGGCGGAGGAGCCGCCCCAGGCCCAGGTTTTACCGAAGAGCAGCGTCAACAGGGCGCGGAAAAATTCAGAAGCGGCCAGGGCACGAGGTTAGCACCGAATGGTTCTTCCGTAGGACCTGGTACTGGCGAGGGTGCTCATGAATCGCCGCCGCCGCAAGGTGGTGCTGCGCCGCATGCTGCTGCGGCTACCGGAGATCGTGCGAGTCGCATTGTCGAAGGCAAGGCAGCTATAGCCGATCAACTTCGAAAGGAAGGTGTACCCGAAGCCAATATTCCAGAGGCCGCAAATCTTCTTGCCGGACAAGCGCTGGCGGAAAGCGGCTTCAACCCGACAGAATCTCATGATCGAGGTACTGGATACGGTATTTATGGTGCGCGCAACGAACGTCGCAGTGCAATGCTGAGTTGGATGAAGGAACAGGGTTATGCGCCCAGCAGTCTCGAAGGGCAGTCTCGCTATATGGCGCATGAAGCCATGTCTGGAAAATATCCTAAAACCAGAGAATCATTGACCGGAGCCGAGCCTGGTTCTCGTCAGGCTAGAACGACTGCCATCACCAGAGAATTTGAAGCGCCGCGCATCATCAATCCCAGAACTGGTTTTGTTGGCGAGGCGGCTGCGACAATGGCGAAAGTACCATCTGCAGCGCCAGATGCTGCTTCGCAGCCGATTCCTCCCGGTGGTGGCGGCAAGTATGAGGCTGGTGCTTCTTTGGCTGGTGTTAATCCCAGACTTGCTGCCGCTATACAGGGTGCTGGCGCTTATCTTCCGGAAGGTTACACGGTAAAGCCGTCATCCGGTTTTCGTGGTGGCACCATGCAAAGCTATCACGGCAAAGGTTCAGCCATTGATGTTCAAATTTACGACCCTTCAGGTCGAAAAATCACCAATCGAGGTGATGATCCAGAAGCAGTAGCTATTTATCAGAGATATGCTCAAGGTGTTAAGACGTGGGCTACGGCTAATGATCCTGAATTGGTTTCAAGATTGGGCTGGGGTGGCGCGTTCGGCACTCAGCTTGGTGGTGGTGGTGTTCCTGATCTGATGCATTTTGATCTTGGTGGTTCGCGTGGCAGAATGAGACCTGAGCGACAAATGGGTAGGCTGCCGTTATTGTCTTCGATTGACAATGATCGCGCGGCGGTAGATGCGGCAAAGAGTCAAAACGTCAATGTCAATGCCACCGGCAAGTTGACAGCTAACATTAACGCACCGCCGGGCACCAATGTCACCGCCAGTGGCGATGGTTTATTCAAGAAAACCGAGGTTAATCGCCAAACTCAAATGGCTCCGGCGGCGGTCGGGCCAGAAATTGGCGGCGGAGGAGATTTTTAAGCCATGTCAACGATCATGGACATCCATCTGCCGTTCAGGGATGCGTTGTTGACTGCGTCATACAAGGGCGCTCCGTTCTTTTGCGAGGCAAATGCCAGGAACAATGGTCGCAGGATCATCACTCATGAATTTCCGAAAAAGGACATTCCTTATTCGGAGGATATGGGTCGGCGGGCCAAGGTTTTTACGCTAAGAGGATATTGCATCACTTATCCTTCCACCTTGGAAGGCGGCGCCGGCGGTCTCTACAACATCGATTACCGGGTAGCCAGAGACAATTTGTTGTTTCAGTTAGAGTCAAGTGGACCAGGCATCCTGGTATTGCCGACGCTGCCGGCCGAGAATGTCGTTCTTACTCGCTACAGATTGACCGAGGAAGATAACAAGGGCGGTTATTGCTCGTTCGATTTGGAGTTTGCCGAGTTTGGTCTTGATCCCCAGGTATTGACCCAGTCTGCGAATGTCTCCCAGGTATTGAACACCGCGGCCGATACGCTTCGCAAACAATCCGCTTTGAACATGGCTGGGTCGAATCCTGCAACTCCACCGCCTGATACGCCTTCGTTCAGTGATCGATTTCCTCAACAACAGCGTTTGATGGCGAGATAAATGGAAAAGTCTGATGCAATAGAGGCTGATGGAATTGTGCAACGAATGCTGCTTAATCTTTCCGGGATCATAATCGGGACCGGGAATGCGGCAGTTCAAGCCAAGATGGCCATCGGGTGGTTGCAATCGAATGCCTTGATCCAGCTTTACTATGATCAGATCGGCGTGCCTTTGGATTATTGCTTCGACCAGGTGCGTCAAACTGGCTGCTCGCTTCCGCAGATGGAGACGGTAAGGTTGGCATTGGTGGCGGAAAATCCTCAGTCGTTGGGTGCGACCATGATCAGGGATCGTAGCATTCATCTCGCGTTCGCTCAGGAAGGCAAAATCATCTCAACGATGGTGTTCACCAGCCGTCAAGACGTAGATGCATTGATTCAGGCGATCCAAATTCCGTTTAACGAATCGGAGGAAGTAACCGCAGACACCATGTCTGGAGCTGATTATATTGCGTTGATTGAGTTGAGGGCTGCGATCGTTGATTATTTGGTATCCACCGCCAGACCTCTGCCGTCTATGCTGACTTATCAGTTTGCTCAATCTCTTCCAAGCTTGATCATCTCTCAACGGCTTTACGGTGATGCTAGTCGCTATGATGAAATTCGACAAGAGAACAAGGTGGTTCATCCAGCTTTCTGCCCGTTGATCGGTCAGGCATTGTCGGCATAAGGGGAAGATGATGGCTGATGAAGCGCCTCCTAAGCGGGTTATCATAACCGGCGGGACGACGGAACAACCACCATCTCAATATACCGAGCCGACGCGTCCGACTAATGCTTCGATGAGCAAGGAGCAAGCTACCATTATCGTCGGCGGCATCAATTTTATGGATTGGGAGAGCGTGTTCGTCAAGTTGCGGTGGGGTGACGCCTTCTCGTATTTCAAATTCACCAGCGTGGAACGAGATACACCTTCCAATATGTTTTACAAGCTTCAGTTTATGCCTAGCACGCCATGCCTGATCAATCTCGGCGGCGTTGACGTCATCGATGGCGTTATCGAGATTAGACAGGTGGCTTACGACTCGGAACAACACGGCATCGAACTTCAAGGTAAGAGTTTGACTGCGAAAGTAGCTCACAGCAGCGTTAATACTACTACTGGCAGCTTCGACGGCATGACGTTCAAACAGGTTGCCGACAAGGTGCTCAGCACCTATGGCAGCAAGATCATTCCGATCGGAACGTTGAACAGTATTCCGTTTGATAAATTGCAGAACCAACCGGGTGAGTCGGTCTGGGATTTCTTGGAACGGATTGCACGCCCGCGTGGCATTATCTTGGGCAGCGATTCATTCGGCAATTTTCTGGCTATCGGCGATCACGCCAATCCGGTGCTCAACACTCAGCTGATCGAAGGTCAGAACATCAAGAAAATGCAATGCATTTTCGAGGATACTGTAACCTTCAACGAATATGTGGTAGCGGCGCAGTCTCCTGCCAGCGACGGCAATTCAGGCACTGCCGCCAGCGAGTTGCGTGGCAGTTGGGGTGGCACAGGTTGGCCCGGCAGTCTGCTGATCACGCCGTCCGAGCAACCGGTGAAGAGCATCCAAGAGGTGATAGATCGTGCCAAGAATGAGTCTGTGTGGCACGAAGGTACCAAGATCGAGGCGACAGTCACGGTTCAAGGTTGGTTCAGAGATGACAGCAACGTGTGGTGGCCAGGCGACAACGTCTTCGTTTATTCTCCGATGTGTCCGTTGGACATGATGATGACGATTCAGGATGTCACATTTACTCAAACGCCGCAAGGTGGCACTGAGACCACGTTGTTCTTGAAACAACCGTGGGCGCTGCTTGATGAGTCGGTTAATCCTGGCAGTCCCGTAGCAAGCAATCTTCCTAAACAGACCCAACCGGGAGCCGGCATCCCGCCAACACCATAGAGGGTTATACGATGCATAGAGCCACGCCAGCCAATTCCTCGTTCCGCGGTTATGTCGCCGGTGGCGCGCGAGTCACTGTTCCTAACGTCGATGATAGCAAACTGATGCAGGAATCGACGGGTAATTTCATGGCCAATGAATCACGTAGCGCGATCGAGGCTCCGCAGAACTACGGCTTTACCAGCGTTGTGAGAGATGCAGACAAGAATGGTCAAGGCCAGATCACCGGCAGCGCCGAGACTTTCGTCAGCTTTATGGGCGGCAACCGGAGTTTTCCCGTGTTGGGAAATATGGATGATCGCCGTTATCGCTTGAAGGATTTGAAAAAGGGCGATGTAGGAATGTTCGATTATCTGCAGCATCAGCTTCATATGAATAATGATGGAGTGTTTCTCACCGGTCGCAACGATAAGAAGCTCAAACTTCAACTGGCTGATCCACCGCAACAACAGCAGTCATCGCAGCAAAGAGGCCAGCAACAACGCTACACTCAATCTGGCAAACAATATCTGCAGATGACTAAAGATAAGACCGATCTTGCACATGACCAGAAGATCGACTATGAGACCCCTTTGCACTCGTTCATGCAATCAGCTTCTGCAACCACGTTTGATGCGTCCAGCTATTTGGTTCAAATTTTTGGCAGCAAGTTTACGGGCGGCTACGGTTATTTCATGAAGCAGGTGACTGCTGCACCGCCGACTTCACCATTTCATCTGTCAACCAAAAACTATATTGATTCAATCATTAGTGGACTTGGCTTCACGATGCCATCGTTACCTTCTTTGGGGTTGCCGCCGCTTCCTCCTGGAGTTACGCTCCCTCCCGGCTTCACGATTCCAATGGAAGCAGAACTGGTTTCGTCTCAGACATCACTGACATGGGTTGATGAACTTTCACGCAGATTGAATGCTATCGAGGCAAGACTAGCCGCGATCGAGGAAAAGATTGGCTAATGGCGATCGTTGTCCCTCCAGATATAAGAACGGTTCAGAATACTTTTTTTCCACAGTATTCTGTGACGATCGATTGGCAATTGCTTTCCGACGGCACATTGGATGACAGTATGGCTTTGGCAACCGCGATGGTAGTCGCGTTAGGTACCAACAAGTTGTCTGATCCCACCGACATCTTGCCTGATCCTGACTCTACGAACAGGGAGGGATGGTGGGGAGACATGGACGCTGATACGATTTGGAATGGGTGGCCGATCGGGTCCAGATTGTGGTTGCTGAAGAGAAGTTCGATCACTCCACCAGAGGCGAAGTTTGGAGCAACTCAGTCCTGGGTGATGAATTATATCAGGGAAGCTTTGCAACCGTTTATTGATCGCAAGATCGCAAGTCGTTTCGAGATATTGTCAATGAGAATAGACAAACAACAAATCGACGCGGTGATAAGGGTCTATCGAGGTCCGCTTGCGGCGATCGACCTGATGTATCAACTGCTCTGGCAAGGGATTATGCCGTAATGCCATGGTCAACTCCAGCGCTGAGCGAAGTTCGCTCCTTGGTCAGGGACTCGATCCACGGCTCGTTGCCTGGCAGCGACGCTACGATTCCAAACAGCGTGTTAAGGGTGATGAGCGATTCCCAAGGCGCACTGTGCTTTCTGACTTTGGAGTACATCGATTGGCTTTCGCTTCAACTGTTGCCAGATACGGCAGAAACAGAGTGGCTGGACAGGCACGGTAATATCTGGCTTGTCAACTCTGATGCCACCACCGGCAGGAAGCAAGCCACGCTGGCCACTGGTACCGTGACCGCCACCGGGACGGTCGGAAGCGTCGTTCCTGCCGGCTCTCTGTTGGGAGGTACGGGAAGTTCGGCTTTGGCTACCTATCAGACCACTTTAGCCGCCACCATTGGTTCAGCTGCAACAGACGTTTCGGTAACCGCTCTGACAGCAGGTACCGTTGGCAACCTAGATTCAGGAGATACGCTTGGCTTCTTGGTTCCTTTGCCTGGAGTGGATCAATCAGTTACGGTAGTAACGATAGATGGAGGTGTTGACACTGAGACTGACAATGAGCTTAGGAGCCGCATTCTTAGGCGAATTCAGCAGCCGCCGATGGGTGGCGACGCAACTGATTATGAAAACTGGGCATTGGCCGTCCCTGGCGTGACTAGGGCTTGGTCTGCTCCGAACGGAATGGGAGCTGGCACCGTGATTGTGTGGTTCTTGATGGATGATTTAAGAGCCAGCGACAATGGATGGCCGACTCCTGCAGATGTCAGTACTGTGGCTGATTACATCGACACAGTTAGACCTGTCACTGTCAAAGATTGCTACGTGGTAGCTCCGATCAAACAACCACTGAACATCACTATCCAGAACCTGGTGCCGAATATTGCCGAGGTTCAGGGAGAGATAGAAAACAGCCTCGATAGCATGTTGATGGAAAAGGCTTCTCCGGGCCAGACCATCTTTGCCGCGTGGATCAGTAGCGCTATCATGAACGCGCCGTCGGTTGTTTCGTTTACTTTGATCACAAATGCGGATGTGCCGATGGCTTCTGTCGGCAACATGGCGATTCTTGGGACTATTCTTTATGAGTGACCGCCACATTCGCAGATCTGGAAGCGACTATCGGGAAGCTTTTTTATCGCTGTTGCCCAACGGGCAGGCGTGGCCGAAACGATTCATCGACACCGTGCTGTGGCAAACCTGCGATGGCCTGTGCGAGTATTGGGGATTCGTGGACGGCAGGGCGGCAGACCTCCTGGAACAGGAGAGCGATCCGCGAATTACCACAGAGCTGCTGCCGGACTGGGAACGTAATTGGGGATTGCCTGATCCGTGCTATACCGCGCCGCAGACCGTAGCTGCCAGGCAAATCGCGCTGGTTCAGCGCATGACCATGGAGGGAAGTCAGTCCAGACAGTTCTATATCAACTTTGCGGCAGAGCTCGGCTATACAATCACAATCACAGAGTATCGTCCGTTCATGGTGGGACTTGACAGGTGCGGCGATAATCGGGTCTACGGCGACGGTACCAACCCGATGTTCAACACGACATTTGTGATGGGTTATCTCCCAGTGTATGATACAAATGGCTTGCGAGTTCAAAATGGAGAGCTAAGCGAATATCCCAATTACGGATTGGGACCTGTGGAAAACAGATATTTTTGGACCGTTCACGTTCATCAGTCTGATCTTCAATGGTTTAGATGTGCTTCTGGGCAATGCGGCATTGATCCATTTTTGCGCATCGGATACTCGAAAGACCTCGAATGCATCTTGGCGCGATGGAAGCCGGCACACACGCAAATCATATTTGACTATTCAGGAGTATGGATCGGTCAAGGCAATGCACATGGTGTTGGTGCTATAAACGCTGTGTCGCAACCATTCGCTTCGGTCGGCAATGCGGCCGGTCATGTCACCGTGAGTGGTGTTGGCAGTTCAACAGCGACTATGACAGGTAATGCTTTTGGCGTCGGCACGGCAATTGGAATACATTAAGGAGCCAATTAGATGTTGTACAATCAACCTTTCGATAAGCCGCCTGAAGTCATCTATGGCGACACGCCTTACATCAACGGCAATCCGGCCACTGGACAGCCAGGTTCAATCCCGTCTGCGGCAAGTATCGAATATCCACAACGCGAGATTGTCAATGTCATTAGAGCGGCTGGCATTGGTCTGACACCGACGAACTCTGACCTAACTCAATTGCTTCACTCGTTGAAGAAGATCGACGTTTTTAATGTGTTCAAGAGTGCGGTCAACGCTGGCACGGCGTCGGCGTGGATCGCAAACGTCCCATCCATTATTGATACATTGGCTGCTGGCGTGGCATTCTGGTTCAAGCCTACTTTCGCTGCGGTCGGCATCACGACGTTGGCATTCAATGGAGTCACCAATCAGGTCGTGAGAAATGATGGTTCGCAAATTATTCAAGGTCTGTTTCCAGCCACCGCCTGGCTGTTGATGCTGTTCGATGGCACCGTTTGGCAAATCATTGCCGGCGCTACCGGAGGAACTGGACTCGGCGGTTCGACATTGACTGCGCCGCAATTTTTTTATGTCAACGGAACGACTGGCAACGATACGACTTTTGACGGCACTTCTGCCACCGTGGTCGCGGGCACGCCGCATGGTCCGTATGCGACCATTCAAATGGCACTTAACCAAGTGCCAAAGTACAATTTGAATGGCTACAGCATCACCATTTTTGTTGCGGCTGGCACTTATGCTCGCGGTCAGTTGACGCCGGTCAACGGAGCCGGATCGATTTTTGTTACTGGCGACAAGGTTACGCCATCCAACGTTCAAGTCAACGGTGTCAACAGTTCTGCCTTTCTTGGGAGTGGCACTGTTGGTCAATGGCAGATCGAAGGTTTTTCCGTCTCTGCGTCCGGATCAGCTCCTGGTGATCCGATCGCAGGCGTTTGTTGTGCCGGCGGGGCTCAGAAAATTTTGATTGGGAATATGATTTTCAGGGCGTGTGGTCAAGCCCACATCTGGGTTGCAGATGGTGGTGTTGTCGTTAACGTAGCCAGTTGTGGATGGACCGTTACCGGTGGTGCCGGCAGTTTTATGGGCACTCAGACTGCCGGGTCTCAGATTGTCGCTAATCCATCCGGTTCACCGTCCCTGACAATCGCAAATGCGGTCACTTACACCAACTGCTTCGTCAATTCGGCGTCGCTTGGACTGATTTCTATGGCTTTCACTTCGATCACCGGAGCGGCCAACGTCACCGGCACGAAATATTTAGCTACGCTGAACGGAGTGATTTACTCGTTCGGCAATGGCGTCAATTACTATCCCGGTACTGTCGGTGGCAGTCTTTCCAATGGCGGTCAATATGCTTGAAGGAGCAAACAAAAATGTTTCCATATGACTGGTATTGGCTGGCAGACGATGGTCGCCTGTATTCCAGCTCAGCTCAGATGCAAGTAGTACCAGATGATCAGAAATATCAGGACTGGGTTGAAGCTGGAAATACGGCATCGTTTTGGCCTCGCGATGAAACTGGCGAACAAACTGACGCTGAGCTTCAAAGTGTGTTGTTCGAGTACAGGCTTGCCGTCGATCTTAAGGCGTACGCCTTCATGTTAAGGGATCAGAAAGAACACGATGGAATGACGGTGACGACGGTGCCGGGGATAACTCAGAGTCGCACCGATTCCTATACCCAGGAGCTGCTTTCTCGCTATCACAATGCTGTATTGAACAACGCGAGTTTCGTGGCAATGTGGGTATTGCCGGATCGCAGTACGTTGAAGTTGAACAAAAAAGCAATTACCGATTTTTTTGTAGAAATGACTGAGTTCACAACCGAGACATACGGCACTTATGCGACAGTGATAGATGGCATTGACAACGGCACCATCACCACAATCGGACAGATCGATACCGCCTTCGGGATAAAGTTGGCCAGAAGCAAGCGGGTGGACATCGGATGGCAATCGTAATAATCACCACAGAGAATGACGCGGATTTTATCTGCGGATTCACCTATCAGTATGTCGACTCAACTGGCACGGTCACTGGCCCAGTGGATTTGACTGGTGACACGATGCAAATGGGTCTTCGCAAGAATGCCGCTGACGTCGATGAGCTGTTGCTGCTGACCACCCAGAATGGCGGTCTCATTGTCACCAGTCCATCGGCAGGTCAGTTCACGGTGACCATTACCAAAGCTCAATTAGTTCAATTGCCTGTAGATACGTTCGATCACTCATTGATTCGATTTCATGGCACCCAGACTTTGCGAATCTGGTCTGGCACCTTGACCAATACGCCTGGAGCCAGTCGATGACCATCAATGTCACGGTTACTCCAGATCAGCCGGTCGTCATCACCCAGGATGATCCGACAGTTGCCGTGATAGTTACTCAAGACAGCCCGGTTCAGATCATCGACGTCAATGAGCAGGGTCCTCCTGGTCCTGTGGGTCCTGTTGGCCCGATAGGGCCACGCGGCAATGCCACTCTGTATGGTTCTGGTCCGCCGAACTTTGCCACTGGCGTCAATGGTGACTTCTACATAGATACCACTGCTAATTTCCTTTACGGGCCAAAAGCTGGCGTCTGGCCCTCAGGCGTTTCGCTGGTTGGTCCTCAAGGCCAACGCGGAAGTTTGTGGTACGTCGGCTCAGGAGCGCCTGGCACCATCACCGGGCAAGTCAACGGCGATAATTATCTCAACAGCGTAACCGGCGATGTCTGGCAATTGCTCGGCGGGACGTGGACCATAGATGGCAGTATCCAAGGTCCGGTCGGTCCGACTGGCGCAACCGGTGCAACTGGTGCTGCTGGAGCAACGCCACACGGGTATCTGTTTGGATTGACACTCTCTAACGTTTCAGCCGGAACTTTCAGCGTTGCTGCCGGCGAAGCTTTCGACAGCACTTTTACTGCCATCATGACACTTGCATCGTCGATTTCCAAAACCAATGTAGCGTGGGCGGTGGGCACCGGCAACGGGGCGTTGGATACCGGGCTTATCGCGACTGGCTGGTATCACGTCCACGAAATCAAGCGGCTCGACACCAATGTCGTGGATATTGCGATTTCCCTGAGTGCAACTGCGCCGACCTTTGGAGTCAACATTCCGGCAGCCTACACGAAGTCGCGCCGAATTGGCGCGATGCTCTTTAACATTTCGACGGGGTGGGTGCTGTTCTCGCAGAACGGCGACGAGTTTTTATGGGCGACACCGTTTGGAGATTACAATGCACTATCGGTTGGCACGACCGCTCAACTTTTGACATTATCTGTCCCTTCGGGAGTGAAAGTCACGGCGTTGTTCAATGCCGACATGGTGTCGAACACAGCAGGCACGTTGGCTCTGTTTAATTCTCCCGATCAAACATCAGTCGCTGCGAACGCTGTCATAGGCAATTTCCAATTATACGTGTCGGTTGCCACTCTCGCTGATGGTGCGCAGCTTGCAATACGAACCAACACTGGCAGTCAAGTTCGATGCGTGTCAAGCGCGACTGCGGCTACTTGCACTGTGTCCGTAGCGACGCAGGGATGGATCGACACCAGAGGACGGCTACAATGACGGGGGACGAGATGGGGTTGAGGAATCATGCTTGCTGTTATTGTTTTGTTGATCCAGTTGCATGCGCTCGACGGCTCGACGATCGAGGTAAACCCTGACGCCATTGCCTCCCTGCGTGGTCGCTCGACTCACGACGGACATCTGCACAAGAATGCCAATTGTCTGGTCAACACCACGGACGGCTTGCATCTATCGGTCACGGAAACCTGCAGCGAGGTGTTGCGGGAGATAGCCAAAGAAAAAACCAAATGATCAAGGGAGAAGCAGCCATGGCAGAAACATACGATCTGTGGCTCAGAAGCGTCGTTTCTTCCGTGGATGCGATGGTGCTGACCTGGCTGGCAAGCGTGGCCTTGTTCATGAAAGTCGGTCAGGTTGAATGAATCAGCTCGAAATCAGTTTTGGTTCGCCGCTTCGGATCATCGTTGCAAACGAACCACCTGCTGCGTCTGAAATAATTTCTGTTTTGACGATATGGTACGAAAGTTTCAAGATAACGTGCAAAGGAGACGCCATGTACAATCTGCCAGTAGATCACACCGTTCGCATGCAAGTTGTCTACCAGGACGCAGAAGGCAACCCGGCGGCTGTCGACTCCGTCAGCTGGGCATCCTCGGACGAGGCTGTTGCCACCGTTGCGGAAGATGCCACTGATGCCACCATCATCACGGTCACACCTGTTGGACCGATCGGTCAGGTTCAGGTCACGGCTACTGCAGATGTCGATTTGGGCGCTGGCGTAAAAAATCTTCTGACGACCGCCGACATCACCATGGTTGCTGGCGAGGCTGTTTCCGGCACCATTGCACCGTTGGGGCCGCCTGTCCCAAAGGCCTAAAAAAGCCTAGCTGTCAGTTTCTGATTGGTTTTGTTGGGTTGTTCGCGTTCTCCCTCCCTGAAGCCCGCAGCTCGGGCTATGGGAACCTTGTCCCCTTGCTCTTGCCTCCTTCTTCGAGCAAGGGGATTTTTTTGTGTCTGGAAGTCACTGGTAAGTTTTTTTCCCTCTTCCCATCCTTCTCTACCTGGCAGGTGGAAAGCCTACAGGCCAGCCTCCTGGCAGCTCTGCCAACCGAAGGTAAATTGGTAAAGATTTCTAGATAAATTCTAATGAACCAGCTTGTCCGACTTTGCGAATCCGGCGAATCACTGAAACGCCACAACAGATTCATGTCAGGCGTTTGTCATTTCTTTGGGCCCACCATCAGCGAGTCTGGAAGTGGGATGGCAAACGACGGCTTCCAGAGGTGGAGGCAATAGGGGTGGCAATTGACGTAGACCGATTTGGGCGGGTGAAGCTGCATCACCGCTTCTTCGTCGTCCCAGAACAAATCTTTCACGAAGCACATCTCTGCCCAGACTGGGCATCGGTTCTCGAGGGAAACAGAAACATGCTCCCACCCGGTTTGGTCGTGTGGACCCGAGGAGATGATCCTGAGCACGTTGTTGTTCAAGAACCTGATGACGAAGGCTCCCATTAAGCCGTCTGCCATCATGGAGGCGTAGGGTCCGGTTCTTATCCGTCCTTTCTCCAATATCAACGGTGTGATTTTTTTCACGTCACTT